AGGGTGCCGGCTGCACCGATCCCCCGAAAGACACCGGCTGCGGCTGCGGCGATCGTCGCGTCAGTGACGCGGCTAACCTGGCCCCTGACGTCAGCCGCCGCCAGGAAATACGCCAGGCTGGCCCATGCCGTGATCCCGTCACCCATCTTCAGGCGGCGGGTATCGGTCTCGATCCCAAACTCGCGTGCAAGTAGCACCGGATTGGCCGCAGTCCACTCGGCCGCCGTGCCGCCCCGCATCCGCAATCTGGTGATCCGTTCGCTCATGGCGTGCCTCCGTCAAGGACATTGTCGTAGATGTAGGATATGCCGGGGGTGCCGCCGTCCATCACTACTTCGCTCTCGGTGTCGATGCCGTCCCCCTCAAGCACCGCCGGGGTAGCGGATGCGACCGACGGAGCCACGGTTGCCTGCATCTGCACCACGCTCAGTCGTCCATCGTCAACCGGTTTAACGTTCCGGACGATGTAGGGCACGGCATCGACCACAATGCCGGCGCCGTACTGCAGATCTCCGAACTCACTTGTCTTGACCGTCAGTTCATAGTCCGTACTTAGCACCATCCCGTCGGCAATAATCTCGCCCGGCATCATCAGCAGTCCCAAACCAGAAACGGCGCCGGCAGTCACACTGCTGGCGCCGAAGCTGAAAAACAGATCCAGGTCTGAGTCGATCGTCACAGGTACTTGGGTGAACCTCGTCCAGTGACACTTGCGGGGCCGGTTCCCGTGCCACCGGTAACGGTGAACAGCACCCGCATGTAACGGCGCAGGATGTCGCTGTTTAGGGTGATACTGGAGAATCCGGCGGTGTTGGCTGCTGCCGCAGTGAATCCGCCACCGGTGATGTCGACAAAGTCGGCGGCAAGGGTGCTATCGCTGTGCTGCATCTTGGCAGTCAATGTGACGCCAGATCCAGCGGCGGCGTGGTCGAGGCTTAACAAGACGTCGCCCTCGAATGGCAGTAGATCAACGATCAGCACCGCAGAGGAGGCATCGGTCCCAGCGCCGGTGGCGCTGACGACCTTGTTGGAGTGCAGCTGGAAGGCGGTTGTTTTGCCGCCAAGGTTCTGGATGGTCATTTTTGAGTCGGGGGCTTGGTGGTTCGGGTCTTGCAGACGGTCGCCGGCGTGACGGCATCCGGGGCGGAACAGGCCACCGCCATGCGCTGAGAAATCAGCAGCCTGGCGTCAGGCCCAGACACCTGCAGGGGATGAGGGCCAGCCTCGTAGGGCTGGCCGCTGACGTAGCAGGAGTCGAGCAGGATGATCCAGGCCATCAGGTGCCCCTTGCGAAGCTGGCGGCACGACGGCACACCCAGTCGATGTCCTGCATAACGGTGTAGATCACCTGGCCCTTCGCGGACTGGCTGTAGGGGTCGACCACAATGTCAAGACCAGACCAGGTGGCGAGGATCATGTCCGAGAACACACCGGCGAACACGTCGTTGGTCTGAATCTGGTTGCTCATCTGCGCCGGATACCGGCCGATGTTGCCCGCGTCGTTGATGATGTAGTCAGCACCGGCCGCGCTAGCTCGCAGGGTGGTCAAGCCGCCCACCATCGTGGTGGCGTTCATGATGTAACGGAAGTTGGTTGGCGTCACGTTCGCCGCCAGGCAAGAGCCCAGCAGCTGCATGTAGTCCGTCCAGTCGCCGGAGTCGTGGGTGCCGCCTCCGAGGGTGCTCTGGTAGACCTGAGATGCGCCACCTGAGAGGGTGACGGATCCGATTCCGGTCACGTTGGCCAGACCCAGCGGTTGCCCGCTGGATCCGGTGCCGTAAATGCCGGAGCCGTCGTAGCCGAGGCCCAGGCTCTCGGCCATGTCGTCGCGGATTAGGTTCTCAATGTCCGGAGTCGTTTGGATCAGGGCCCGACGGCTCACGGGCACCCGGACCCCGATCGTTTTCGGCGTGCTGGAGATCACGCCGAACGTCACGTCCGAGGCGGTCACGTCGACGTCCTCCCCGACCCAGTAGTGCTGGGAGGCTGCCGTCTTGCGCGGGATGTCGACGTTGCCGGTCAGGCCGGCCAGGGTGGTGACACCGGATTGCAGCAGGGCCGACTGATTGCGCAGCAGGTCAATGAACGATCCGGCCAGCAGCTCGGTGCCGACCAGTGCGCCGCCGGCAGAGAACGTGCCGACGTTCGCGCGGCTCGCAACCATCCAGTCGAACGGCACCTTGGCGCCGTTGGCGCTGCGGCCCTCCTTCTGCTCAGTGGCGCGGCTCAGCTCCAGCTCGAAGCCCGCAGCATCCCGGAACGACGCGTTGCTCGGGTCGGACAGATAGCGCAGCAGTTTCACGATGGAGTAGCGCTGCAGGTCCTTGCGGTCCATCCCGAGCAGGGCACCGGGCTCAATGTGCAGGCCACCGGGCTGTAATTCGCGGTTGCGCCGCCCAACCTTGTCCAAGACCTGCTCACGGGCTTGATCAATGGTGGCGCCGGAAACAAACAGGTCACCAGCCATGCCATCGGGCATCTGATGCTGACGGCACAGGTTTGTCAGGATTTCAAAGCGCTCACGCTCGGCCTGCGAGGCCGAGGTGGCTTCGTTGACAGTCTCAACGGTCATGATCTCGGGCGGGGCCGATGTTTGCCCCCTCAGCGTAGCGAGGTCGTTTTGTGTGGCCGGCTGTGCCGGTTCATCCGCTGCTCTCGGTCGAGGCGCATCGTGCCCGACCGTGTTATCAGCCGGGATGCTCACAGTGCTCACCTCCAGCGGCGCCCACCTCGTGACCAACACCTGGCCTTCTCCCATGTCGACAGCCTCGCGGATCTCGTAGGCATGACTGGTTTTGCGCGTAATGCCAGCTTCAATATCGGCGCGGCGGCGGGCCTCCTCTGATCCAGCGATCTCGGTGTTCGGGCTCCACCGGGTCGTCACCACTCCCATCCGGTTGTCACCGATCTCCGCGCTCGTCGTCACACCCAGCACCACGTCCCGGTTGTGGTTCCACAGATGCGCCGCTCCCGTCTGCAGTCGGCTTAGATCTGCCGCACCAGGAGCATGGCTTAGAACCTCACGGCCAAACCACCGATCCACCGGCTCCTCACTGCTGAACGTGAATCGCAGCCCGTCGGCCGTCACGCTGGCGACATCGCTCATAGCCAGCTCGCGGGTCTGCAGCAGCTCGCCCTTGTAGCGCTGCTGCAGCTCAGCGCCGGTCAGCATTCGGGGCTCCGGCTTAGCCAGTTTGCCCGCCGGGATGATCCAGAACTTGCACATCGCCCCGGGCGCGATCTCGCCTTCCACGATCTCGCATGCCGCCGGCCCCTGATAAAACGCGCAGTTACTGCAAGCCATCCCCTGCCCAGCAAACGGGCTCTCGGGCATGTAGTGAGCATCGGCTTTGCTGAACTCTCCCACCTCGTCCGTGATCTCCTCCAAGGCCTCGTACAGCATCCCCTGTGCCTCGGTCATGTCACTAGTCAGCTCACGGCCCTCTCCAGTGGCCTCCTCGAACAGGATTGCCTCATGGTTGTGATCGCTGAGCCAACCCCTAGCCTCGGACGGACTGAACCGGGCCGCGTCAAATCGGATTGACTGCAGCCGCACCGGATCATCGTCCTTGATCCCATAAATAAAGTCCACGCCATCCCCGCCGGCATCATTCTCTCGCCGGAATCGGTCAAACTCAGCCGGGTCGATCAGTCGCGCCGCATGCTCGTTTGGGTACGGCCTGGCATCGGTTTCGGGCATCGCTGGTGCAGATCGGTCCGCTTTGATGCTATCGGCCCTCTCCGTGGCCCACCGCTGACCCGGATCTCCGCCCCATGCCGCCCATGCCACTCTCCCAGGGCTTGGGTACCCTTCCTCCCCAGGACGGAATCCCTCCGCCCGTTTGTCCACCTCGTGCCGGGCGAACCACGCCGCCATAGTGATCACCGTATCCTCTGACAGCTCCGCCCCAGACAGGATCTGCGACGCCCTGCGGGCAGCGACGCTGGTGCCGCCTCTCCGACCACTTGCCTTCCAGTCGCGGTACCGCTGCGCCTCCTCACGCATCCCGGCGGTCGGGGTCAGGTCAGTCATACTCCGGCCCCCCCTGCTGCAGCTCTGGCAGCGTGACACTGACGCCGTACTGCTCCTCTAGCTGCCTCTCGGACTGCTTCTCTTTCAGGATCTGCTCGTAGGTGGTGCCTAGGCCGGTGCAGATCCGCATCTTGCTGGTGTAGCCCGCCCGCTCGCTGATCACGTGCGCCTCGGCCTCTTTCTTCGGGTCGACCCATGCCCATCCGCGGGGCTGCCACTGCGCCGCGTCTAGATAGCGATCTGGCCGGATCTCAAAGTCCGGAAGCGGGACGGCCCCGGATAGCACCGCCAGAGGCAGCCACTCACGGAACACCCTGTCGTGAAGACGCTGGATCAGCTGGGCCTGCAGCACCTCCCATGCGTCCTGATCCTGCAGATACTCCTGTCGCTGGCTGCTGTAGTTCGCCTGGCTGGCGTCGCGCGTCAGGCTCGCATAACTCACGCCGGTGCCTGCCGCTATACGCCGAGTCTTATGCCGGACAAACATCTCAAGCTGCGAGTCCGGCGCGTTCATCTGCGGGATCTCGACCGATTGACCCGGGGCCAAATTATGAAACACGCCCGGTTCGAAATCCGTCACCCGCTGTCCATCAACCACACCGTCGCCGGTCAGCTCGCCCTCCGGATTGGTGATAAACCCCATCTGGCAAGACGCTGCCCTCGCTCGGATCGTTGCCGCCTTCTCGTAGCCATCAAGCTGGTGAGCATCAGACATCACTGGTGCCACCAGCGGCACCCCGCGGCTCTGTCCGGCACGGGTGGGAAAAAAAATGTGAATAATGTCGGCCGCTGGCACTCTCTCTACTCGGCGCTGACTAGGATTTTTCCCGCTCGTCAGGTAGTCACCAGGGTGCGATGTCAGGACCGCGTAGGTCTGCGGGCGGCCCCATTCGTCGATCTCGATTCCCATCCGCCAACGATTTCCCGAAGCCTTTAGTGGTCCGACGTAGTTCAGGTCCAGCTGATCAGACTCGATCATCTCTAACGCCAGCGGGATGCGATTGGTCGCGCCGAATGGCCTGCGGACCATCCGGATCAGCAGCTCCCCTGAGTCAACCGGCTCCGTTGCCGCCATCCACTCAAAATCCAGAAACGACCGCAGCCCGGCTACGTCGCAGCTGTCCTGCCGTGTCCATCGGCGCCAGCCGCGTTCGATCATGCTGTTGGCCGCCTCATCCAGGCCGCCGCCACGCAACCGCTGAACTTGCATCTGCAGCTGAATACCAGCCGGGCCCACAATGTTGTTCCGCCACAAACGCTTCAGCTGAGGCACATAGGGCGTGTCCCGTTCCATTGACCGGGCCCGGTTTCGCAGCCGCGGCAGGCTGCCCTGGATCTCCGCGTCGGCGCTCGTGCCACTCGTCAGCCAGTCAGCCGTCAGCCGGTCGGCAATAGCGGCCTCATAGCCTCGCCGTCTGGCCCGTAGCGCCGAAACAGGTGGCTGCCACTCCCACCCGGTTGCCGGTAGCGCCGAAACAGGTGGCTGCCACTCCCACCCGGTCGCCCGTAGCAGTTTCCTAAAGATTCCCATCAGCTGAACCTCACGAACAGGCTGAACGGGTTGCCTCTCCCACTCGCAATCGCCTCAGCCGCCTCTTCTCGCGCCACCTCCGCCTTGAGCTGGCCTTCAAGCCTCAACAACTCTGACAGCTCATAACGCCTCACCATCCGCGCCCCAATCCGGTACTCCTGCGCTCCTCCCCCGGCGATCACCGCACGGATCGCAGCCTGGCACGCGTCTAGATCACGCCGCGCCTGGCTCCTCGCATCAACCGCCCCGGCAGTGGTCAGGTTCGCCAGCACGTCGAACGACCCGCTGGCGATGGTGTAGGCCAAGGCACCAAAGGTCGCAACGCTCTGCCAGCTGCCGCGCTGGCCCGTCGGGAACAATGCAGTCACCGCGGTGCTTAAGGTCGATTCCCATCCACTGCCGTAGCTCGTGCCCGTAACCTGTGTCGCGCCAGTCGCCACCGGGAACCTGACATACGTGTTCAGTGCCCAGCTGTCGGTGCTGCGGATCGGATCCAGGGTTGGGGTCAACGCCTCATCCGTGCGCCAAATCACCGTATCGCTTGGCCGGACCTGATCGGGGAATGACGGGATCATCACCAGTTTCGAACGAACCCGCCGCGGCGTCGGGGCTGCCGTGACTCTAGCGCCGCGGTGCCGGTCGGCTTCTCAGGTGGTGGCGCAGGCTCTGCCTGTCGCTTCAGTCGCTGTTCCATCTGATCCCAATACGTCCCCGCGTTGTAGCTGCGGCGGTGCAGCTGCAGCATGGCGTAGGCGTAGACAAGGCAGTCGGTCTGCTCGTTGCGGACGCCTTTAGGGCAGAACCACTCGCGGATCAGGGCTCCCTGACGGTCGTGACGCACCCGCTGCCTCTCCGCCGTCAGCTGCTGGAAAAACTTCTCATCGGCCGCCATCCCAAACCGGAACGATCCAGGACCCTCCGCCTGATGTCGCAGCCGGCCCATCAGGGTCGTTTTCGCGGTGTCGGTGCCGATCAGGTACAGGGTGACGCCTCTCTTGATCGTCCGTCCCCCGGCATTGATGTCCTGCCTCGTGCCCTTGCCGACGACCGGTTTGCCGCGGACCGAGCTGCCCTTGACGGCCACCACGCCCTCAGTAGCGCGCTCCCTGACGTAGCGGTAGACGTCGTGAGTGTTGTCGCCCGAATCCACAGCGCACCCCACCATGGGCACCATGATGCCGTCGGCCCTCGACCACTCGGCGCGTCGGACCGTGTCCAGCTGCTCCCACACCTCCGGCGCGGTCGCCGCTCCGCTGATCTCCGCCTGCCAGATCAGCGACGCCGATTCACCAACACCCCAGCCCCAGATCCCCAGGGCCAGCCGGTCGTCCTGCACGTCGACGCCCATGGTCAGAACCACCGCTCCATCGGGCACAATTCCCGGTTCATACTCCTCTCGCCTGGCCATCAGCCCATCAGCGCTAATCGCGTTGGCATAATCCTCCTCGAACGTCTCGCCCAGCGTGGTGTTGACGAACGTCTGCAGCTGAATCCTGCTACCTCTCACCTCGAGGAACTCGCGGGCCAGATCCGACCACGCCGCATTCGGGCTGTAGCTGTAGGCCGCCCAGACGTGGAACCCGACCAGTCCCGGGCGGGAGGAGGTCGCGGTCGGGCGCCACTGACCTAGCTCCACCATCCGCGCCTTGTGGATGTGGTCGATTAGCGAATCGCAAGACTCGCACTTGTAACGTGTGTTCTCTGGTTGGCCCTCCTTGTAGCCAACAAACTGCTGCCACCGCAGGTACTGCATGTGACCGCAGTCAGGGCAGGGCACAAAATAACGGCGCTGATCGGTCTTCAGAAACCAGCTCTCAATTCGGCTGAACCCCTTTATGGTCGGCGTTGAACCCATCCCAATCTTGCGGTTCCAGTAATACTCCGCCCTCTTCATGCCCAGCTTGATCTGATCGCCCTCTGGGGTGCTCTCGGGATATCCGTCCAACTCGTCGAACAGAACGATCCGACGGCTCGCTCGGCGAAGTCCCCGCGCTGAGTTTGCGCCAACCATCTGCAGTGTGCCCCCAGGGTATTCTTTCGCCAGGACTGTGTTGCTGCCGTCCTTGGCCTTCGGGTCGCTCACCAGCGCCCGTAGCTCCGGGGTGTCGCGCACCATCGGCGCGATCTCTTCCTTGCTGTAACGCTCGGCATCGTCAACGGTCGGCTGAACCACCATGATCGGGCACGGGTCCTGGTGGATGTGATAGCCGATGACGTTGTTGATGATCTTGGTGTACCCCACCCGGGCCGACTTCTGGACGACGACCATCACAATGCGAGGGTCGGTAAAGCTGTCCATGATCTCCCGCTGGTACGGAATGGTGTGCCACTTGCCGGCCACGGCCGACGATTCAGCGCTCAGCCTGGCGTAGCGGTCTGACCACTCGCTCAAGGTCAGTCGCTGCGGTGGGCGCCACAGGTTCAACGCTGTGGTCAGCAGCTCGTCACTCGGCATCAGTATTGGCGACCTCCTCCAGTGCAGATCGGATCAGCTCGGTGATGATGCCGATCTCGTCCAGGGTTAGGTGCGGAATGCGTTCCTTGACCCTAGAAGGCACGCCGAGCAGTGCCGTTTTGGCGATCGTGACGGACTGCGCCCAAACCCGATCAACCTGGGACCGTTCCAGTAGCTCGCCCTCCCGCTTGCGGCGGTCCATCTGCGCCATTAGGGCCAGCTCGTACTCTCGCAGGGCTCGACTCTCGGCGTAGTCGGGGATGATGGGAGGCTCGCATGCGGATGGACTCTCCCGCCGCTCTCGCCGCCTGGTGTCGATAGTCTCGCGGGTGCCGATGGTGGACTCAAACTCCTCGATCAGCAGGTCTCTGTAGACGCCCTTGGCCTTGCCCTTATCGTCGCGGATGCTTGATCGAGGCAGCCGGCCTTTCTCGATCAGGTACTTAAGAGCCTGGTAGCTGTAGCTGCGGCCTTGGTGGCTGGCGATCATCTGGGCCCCTTGGGCAACCGTGATGACCTGCTGGCTTGTCACTGCAAAGGACTTCAGGCTCCTAAACAGGCTAAAGCGCCCTTAAAGGCCCTTAGGATGGGAGGGGCTAGTTGAGAATGATTATCGCTAAGGTCAATTTTTCTCAATACCTAGCCGAGCGGCGCGGGTCGGAAACAAC